GCTTGAACCTCCATGCGTGCCGCCTCAAGAACGGCTGCGATGCACTCTGACGGACTGAGGGCTTCCGTGTCAAGAACTAACTCGGCTTCCATGTCGCCAGCCTGTCGCTCCGTCACGTCATGCTGCCACGGCTGCAGGTCGCCCACCGGGGGACGCACCAGCCGCACGAAGAGCGTGTCGGGGTACCACGCGCGGATGAAGGCCCGCTCAGCGTCAAGGCGTAGGTCATCCACCACGAACGTGATCGGGTCAAGGGTGCCGTCATCAGCGCCACGCTTCGTCCGAAGAAGCCACACGCGCATCCAGAAGAGCGAGTCCATCTCACGGAGAGCAGCCCCGATCTCCTGCAGCAGCTCACGCCCAGTCAGAAGCCGAGAGAGTCCCAGCGTCTGCTGGGGGTATCGCATGCTCTTATCGAACTTGCCATACGCCATGACGGCGATCTCACGAATCGGCGCTGCGATGCTGGTGACCTCAAAGCCGTGATGCTCTGAGAGCATTTGGCTCAGGGTCGTCTTCCCAGTGCCTGCTTTGCCAATGAACGCCACGCTCCTCATCCGACAATCCTCCTCAAGATTTCTCCCGCCTGTAAGGGGGTAGGGGGTTTCTCTCTCTCTCTCTTCTCTTCTCTCTCTCTATGCTGTTTGGATTCCGTTATCCCACCCGATTCTGAACGGCGCCGAGCCACGAACGCAGCCTGACGTCGGGTCGATGTCGGGTCGACCTGATAGCGATCCCACCCCGTAATGGCAACGATCCCTGACTGATCTACCCCGAGCAGGCCCTTCGTGATGAGCCCGCTGATCGCCTTGCCGAAGCGGTTGCCGATGCACGCCTTCAGGTGCTCCCGGCTCTTGAAGATGCCGCCGCTGCGCAGCTGCTTGGCTTCAGCGATCGCCGTGACGAACGCCCTGAACTCCGTGTCCGTAAGCAGTGCGATCTTGTCGTCCTTGTGGGCGTTAGCGTCCCACTTGATCCAGAGTCCCATGTGATCCTCCAGTGCTGGCGGGGGCGAGCCGTCCAGAGCCCGCCCCCATGTGATGACCTAGAACGGCAACTCGCTGAGGTCTTCTTCAGCGCGCACGGGCTCGCCGACTGGCTCCGACTGCTTGGCAACCCAGTCGATGCTGGGCTTCTTCTTGCAGAAGGCCCCGTCGCCGCTGCGGGCAGAGCATGCCCAGAACGGTGCGTACGGCTTCTGAGTCGCCTTCGATACGCCGCCGGGCTTCTTCGTCCACGGCTGCCCATGGTCGGGGCAGTTGTCAGCGCCGAACATGTCCATCGCTGCCTTCAGCACCACGGTGTCATGCCCCTGCTGGGCTGGCGCTGGAGTCTGAGGGAGGCTCATAGGCTTCAACGCTGGCAGGGCAACGCGCCCCGCTGCGGGTCGTTCCCCGCCGTACAGGTACCGAGCCACCCCAAAGAGTGACGCGCAGCGCCTGAGAGCGTCTGACGCGGCTTCTTTTAGCGACTCGCCCGAGCCGCCAGTCTCATAGCCGAAGTCTTGTCGACGGGCAACGGTGCCGTCTGGGAAGCGGCAGGTCAGGATTCCGACGACCGTGTTCGTGTCGCCGACTGGCTCAACGGCGAAGTCCCAGCCATTGACGCCGAGCACCTCATCCAGCCGAGCTGCGACGGTGCGGGCGTCCACCCATGTCAAGTCCTTGCCCCCGGCACCAGTGCGGTGACGGATCACTTCAGGTGGGAAGGGTGCCGATAGCGCGGCGAGAATCTCCGAGTGCTTGTTCATGCTGCCTCCTTCTTGGGGAAGAGTCCCCAGTCGTTCAGTTCTTCGATCGGCTTGAGCCATTGTGGCGCCCGACCGTTGCCGAAGTCAGTCTTCGGACTTGCCTTCAGGGCTTCCAACCCTGCGACGTCCAGCCAGCCCACGATGCGCTTGACTGGCCCGTTGCCAGTCACCAGCACGTGAGTCTCGTGACGCCCTTCGTTGCGAACGATGAGCCCGATGCCCGACGTCCACTTCACCTCAACTCCGCCGAGCCACGGCACCTCCACGTCGGGCTCGTTCAGATAGGTGTCAATGTTTGCCGACCATGGCAAGCCGAGAGCGATGCATACTGCCAGTTCAGCAGCTGCGCCGTCAATGTGGTTCTGCAGGCTGCGGTCAGGTGACTGACCTGCTCGCCCCTGCTGCCCCTTCGCCTTGCTGGATTCGTCACGCGCCGTGCCGACCTGCTTGGCGTGTGCCCACTCGTACGGGTCAAGGATGATCGTCTGCTCAGTCATGAAGCCCTCCGTCGTTGATGATGAAGCGGCGCGAGCCGGGCTTCACGTCCGTGTAGGTGGTGATCACGGACTGCAGGGCACCTGATGCCTGCGCGACCATCTTCCAGTCCGTGACTTCGGACGGGCGTGCCTGCTTCCAGTACACCGTCCAGCCGTTGCCAGCCAGCCCCGCCTTCTCGCCGATCGCCTCCTTGATGATGATCTCGAGCGAGCCCTTCTTTTGCTCCAAGAAGTGCAGCTCAGTGTTCGTCTCACGGAGTTGCGCGTAGACGCGCTCCAAGTCAGCCGTCGCCTCAACGAACTCCTGCGAGCCCTGCGGCGTGGCGATGGCGAAGGCTTGGGCGTCTAGCGCCTCCAACTGCGGCGGCGTCTTAGAGTCCACGGCTGCCAAGAAGAGCAGCGCCGCGCGCTGAATCTCCTCCCAGAGCACGGGGTCAAAGTGCACCCGCTCAATCTTGAACACCAGCCCGCCGAGCAGGGCGACGACGTCGCACCAGTCAGCGCCAACGATGCCCATCTGCACGTGCGTCTGGATGACGACCTCAGGCGGCACGGGCCACATGCTCCAGCGTGGGCTGGCTGACGTCTTCACCTCAACGATGCCCTTGGGCTCGCCGACGATGGTGCGATCCAGCGACGCCATGATCCGGGGCTGCGCCTTCAGTCGGACGATGCCGTTCGACTTGCGCAACTTGACGCCGCGCTCCTGCTCGTAGTACTGCGCCACGGCATCCTCAAGGATGACGCCACGGTTGGCAGCGGCTCCGACCTTCTGCTCTGGCGTTGCGCCAGTCTTCTCTGCCCAGAGCTGGTAGGGCGTCTTATACGGGCTCACGCCCATCACTGCCGCCATGTCTGAGGCTCCCAGCCCCTGACGTCGCAACTCCAGCCACTCGGGGCTGCGCTGCGGTGCCTTGACGAACTCAAACTTCTTGCTCACTTGACCTCCTCCTTCACTGCTCGACTATTCTTCCGCGCCTTGACTGCATCGCGCAGCCTTGCCTTCGCGTCCTTCAGTTTCTCCTTCTCGCCAGCCGCGCTGTAGATGTCAACGACGCGCTGGCAGTGCGTCACCTTGCAGTCTGGGCAGAGCCGCAGCACGAGCCCCGGCTTGATGTCCGTCTGCATCTGACGCCAGCAGATAGTGCACTTCCACTTGATCACTTCTTCCCCTCCTTCTTTCGGTCTTGCTTGGCCCATCCTTCGCCCTTGAACTGGACGCTGGACTGGCTGATCTGCAGCTGCATCCAAGCCCCGCACCCGTCGCAGCGTGGCACTACGGGCTGGAAGCCCGTCTGCAGTCGCTCCTCAGTGGTGCAGCACGTCCAGCACTCGAAGACGTAGAGCGGCATTACCAGCGCCCCGTTGCCGTCTTGCGCGGCTTGCGCTGACGGCGCTCTTCTAGTCGGATGCAGTAAGAGCACTCCCCACACACGGGCGCATTGTCAACAAGTGGACGCTCGCACTTGCCACACATGAGCACCCGAACGCAGGGGCGGTGCTTGCCGATCCCGCTGATGTCCCCCGGCTTGCATAGGTCGGCGATCATCAGAGCCCCCTTACCAGCGCCACCACGATGATGACGGCGATGCAGACGACGATGGTGACGTCGCTGCGCTTGCGCGCTTCGATGCGCTCCTTCGGCTTGTAGAAGCTGGTGATCGTCTTAGGATCACTCGCGCGGTTCAGTCTCACGATGCACCCCCTACGACTAGCACGATGTAGATGCACGCCACGAATAGCGTGAACCCGAGAAAGTCCTTGACTGCGTTCATGCTGAAACCTCCAAAAGATTCTTGCGCCCCTTCACTGGGACGTAGCACTTGGGGCAGATGGCGATGAGGCCCCCCTGCTCGTTCTTCACCACGCGC